AGCGACATCGGGTTCCGTCAGCGTTTGGACAACCGCATAGTTATCCAACCGCTGGTGGAATGTGACTTGGTATACAGCCATGATCGGCTAACCGCCTTTCGGGCTAGTAGTTAGGCGATGGTGATTGATTGAATGAAACTCGACTTAGCGACGAAGGTGGCGAAGTACTGGTGGATACTCAGGTTCTTGCCAAGTGTGCTCGGGTTGTCAAGGCTCAACAATTGCGGGCCTGATTCGTAGATTTCAAAGCCTGGTGCGTAAACCACAAGCATGGTTCCGGAAGCAAAGTTGTTGTCAACGACAACATTCAAACCAAGAACATTCATGCTGGTGTACTGGAGACCAGAGACGTTACCAATTGAGTTGGTGGTCATCATGCCGTTGGCGTTGTAACCAAACACTGGACGCTTGTCAGCGTCGGTCTGTCGGCCCAACTTTTCCCATACGTCAGGCGAGACGCACAAGTGAGTGGGGAAGAAGTTTGAATCTTCCGCAATTTCTCGAGCGGCGTCGTACAGAGCAGTGAACAATCCTGACGGATCGGCAGCGGTAACAGTCCAAGTTGAACCCGAAGCGGTAGCACCTGTGACCAAGGCGTCAGCTGCAATGTCGTCAGTCTTGATGAGCACTTGACCAGCGAGGTCGTTCAAGACGACTTGCATTGCTGCAGGATCGGTGAAGTCAATGTCTTGGCGTGACAAGGTGACCTGACCGGCAACGGTTGACTTGGTGACAGTGTTTGAAGCAATAACCATTGTGGTGGCCGACACTGCGTCAAGCTGAGTTGACTGGAGTGCTGCAGAAGTGTGGGTCGTGATGGTCGGACGGATGAACTGACGGCTTGGCGTGTTCGGCATGGCTCGAGCACCAAAAGCGTTAACGACTGGACGAACGTAATTGAGGTCCTGGAACACGGGACCTAAAACGCTGACGCTGAGCAAGCCTGGCGTGTCCGATGTCAAGATGTCACCAGCTGCTGCTTGAATCGCAGTCTGATTACGCTTTGAAGCCTGAATGAAAGCATCGTTTACTTTGTGCCAAGTGTCGCCACCAGTGTGGTAAGCGGCGAGCATTTCGGATGCGCTAGGCATAGCGAACTCACGCTTGGGCTGAGCAAAGATCGGTGCGGTAGGCACAATGACTTCCTCGGAAACGATTGGGCTAAGTTCCATTTTTGGTTCTTCCTTTTGTTCTTCGACTTGTGGCGCTTCCGCCGCTACTTGCGTAATCGTAGCACCGGCAAATGCCCCCTGTGGGACTAGCGATAATTCGACCCAATCACCTTTGATGATTGTCATGTTTCCTGCGTCGTCGTATTTGAACTCTGTCGGATTTACACCAACAGATACAGCGTCAATGACACCGTCGGAAGCGAGCACTAAAGCCTCGTCGCCTGCTCGAGTATTAGAAACTCGTGCTGTGAAATACATGGCTTCGGGACTGTCAACACGCTCGGCCACTAAACCGACTGCTTGTGTTGAGTCGTGGTACATATACAGTTTTGGCGCTTTGCCTTCAACAGACAAACTGCCTGGTGCGAACTGCACGTTTGTTCCATCAGAAACGGTTGCAAAAGTGTTGTAGGGAACTGCGATGCCTGTGATGGTGCGACGATCCTGCCCGTCAGGGCCTGCAGCTTCTACAGCAAAAGTGTTTGAACTAAACCTAATCATGCCAACTCCTCTTGAGTGTTTTCTTGCTTTTGTTCTGTTTCTTTTTTCATGTAGCTGTCAGCTTCTAGCCACTTCTCAACATCCCATTTGACATAGGTGCCTCGAGGAAGTTGTTGGCTGAGGGCTGACGAAATCGCTTGTGCATACATTGAAAGTCCGAATGTCCACAAGTCCGACTTAGCGCCTGCGCTATTCGTGTAAGCGTATGAACCAGTAGAAATACCCAATAAATATGGGGGTACATTGCATAAATTAGCGATCTCTTTTGACTGGTATTCGGCTGCATCAATCAACAGCATTTTGTCCGGTGTCGCTGTCGTTTCTGTGTAGGTCAAAAACTCGTTAAGAGCTGCAGTCTGGTTAGTGCTTCGAGCCTCGTTAAACGCTTCAGCCAAAGCACCTAACTCCTCGGCCGACAACGGTTCCCCACCAGTCTGCTTCAGAACGCCAGCTGGTATTGCTGAACTTGCGTTACGGAAACGAGCATCACACAATTTCAGAGCGGTAGCGATGGTTTGTTCGCTCATGTAAATCATGCCCTGTGTAGGACTGTAAATCTGAACAACGTCAGCAGGGTCTAAAGCGCCACCGTTGAAATAGATTTCCTTGCTTTTACCGAACCACACCGGACCTTCAGCGTCGGCCGTGTCAATGGAGCCCTGCGGCAAACGGGTGGCGGACGCCATGTAACCGTCTTTTGTTCGGCTGGTGATATAGAGGAAGCAACGACCAAAGAAGAACAAGTCATCAAAAATCCATGGGAACAAAAACGAGTTAGGCATATCGGGATCAAGTTGGCGTAGCCAGGTACGAGGAGCCAACGGCACAGTCTCCATCTCGTCGCCGTTCCAAATCTCGGTGCACATCTTTAATTCCATGCTTGCCAAAACTGAGGCCATAAGGTCACGGCTTCGACTAATTGCAGGAACAGAAATGGCACGATTACGAGCCAACCCAGACTGGTATGTATACCAACTGCCGATTGTGTTGGGGGCTTTGTTTTGTCGGTAGTAATTGGTGCCAACTGCAGCTGCAACCGATTCCTCAGGAATAGGACTAATAGCCGCCTTTGTCACTTCTTTTTTGCTAAATAATCCCATTAGGTTTCCTTTGCAGGGGAGTGCCGACGGGTCCCCGACGAACCCGCCGACACGATGCCGATATTAGTTCACCTTACTACCATTATGGGTTTAGCCCGATTCTGATATTTGCTAGAGAGAGCGATACCCCACACTGCACACTTAGCAAGTTCTATTGGTCCTGGACTTGACTTGTGAGAAATCATGACGCCCATTCCAGTCTTAACAAGGACGCTCCGCAATATGTGTTCCGACAAACTCACTTGACCAGAGTGCTTAACACGACCCTCAATAATCATCTTTTGAGCAATGCCAGTCCACTTCAACATTTCGGCCTGACCAACGACAGTCATGCGGCGACGGTAATGCAAAGGCGCATGGATTTCTAACGTCGGCGTAATAGCCAGGGCAACAAGCTTGTCGTCCATGACTCGATCAATTTCAGACCAAAGCGCCGTTTCGTTATCAACAATGAACTCGACATGAGTGTGCACAATGCCATCAAACATTGACGATCTAACACCAACATAACGGTTTGTGTCCATTGACATTTCCACGGCCAGCACTCCACCGGCAGGCATTGGGTCCTCAGTTTTGCAAGACGCCCATACCCCTTCTTCTAACCAACTGCCTCGACTACTGACCCACATATTTAAGTGAGCACGCATGAACGACTCTTTTTTAGATACAGCCTGGAGTGCTTCAACCGTGATCGTTTTACCCAACGCAGGGTTAGCGTAAATCCAGTTCTCAGGGTTACGCCAGTCCCGATCGCCAATACTCCACTCAGCGAAATAGAGCCGTGTGCGCTCGCCTCGTTCAATCTCTGAAATAGCCGTTTCACGCATATGGATCATGGCCTTACTCGACTCATCACCAGCTGTACTCCAGCAACTCAGCAAAGGCGACTTGCGAGCAATCTGTGAAGGACGCAGGGCTTCCGATAAACAGGAATCGGAGACGTTGAAAAGTTCGTCAACAACGATTAAGTCATACGACCCACCATGCAAGTTCGGAGAAGCTGCACGAACTTCCCACATAGACCCGTCCGGCATCGTCACCGACTTACGACCAAAAGTTCTCATTGCTTTAGCGCCGAACAAGTCAACAAGCAAAGGAGCCAGGCTGTTAAAGATCGCCTCAGCACGATCCAAACGGTTTGCCACCGACAAGATGTTTTGAGGCATCCCACGCATCTTTGCAAAGTCTGTCAACCACCAACCAATCATTGCACCAAGCCCAACCGACTTACCGTTCTGTCTAGCAGTACTGCATAAAGATTCACGGAACAAAAGGTCGCCATTTTCATCGTGCGACAACTGACCAGACAAAGCCAACAATTGCCACTCAAAAAGACAAATGTTTTGGTACGTCTCCGCCCACTTAGCAACCAGAGGACCATACGACAGATTCGAGCGACCGGCCGTTTCCAATCTTGGAATATAGGCGCTGAGCAGGTCTTTTGTCGGCTGGTTCTCGCCAGTTCCGGCTAAATCTTTGTAAGGAGAGATTACAAGAGGCGGTTCGGGGGCTTCCGTGTCTGTGGAAAAAAAGGGTTCTGTCTGATTTTTGACAATTCTTTTTTTGATGGACCCATATTTCTGACCTCTTCGGCTGTTGCATGATTTGCATGAGGGTGCAAGGTTATGCAGTTCATGCGTTCCACCTCGGTCGTATTCGAGTAAATGATCTGCTTCGGTTGCAGGCTTGCCGCATATGTAGCACTGAGGGTTGTCTCGTAATAGTTCGGCTCTGTTGTCTCTGTATTCTTTGCTGTTCCAGTGGCCGTGGTTCTTGGGTTTGTTTGTCATCGGGTGTAATCCTTTGTTTGTGGTAATGGTAGGTCAATGGCGTAGGTCAAGGGCTTTAGGTCAATAGATACTGACGCCCAAGCAAGAAGGGCACTTGCTCGGTTGTCCTCCAATTAACTGACAGAGTTGGGTGGTTTGTGTCCCCCACAATTCTGGGAAGTACCCAAGGGTGCCGGTCTATTTGTATTCGGTGGACAACCTTCGCCTTTGCGTTAGGGAACGCTGATCGCTCACAATGCGTGAGCGTCTACCCACGTCACCGTGTGTTCCCATGTGCGCTTTCAGCTGGCGTCAGGGCTAATGATTCCCTCATCTGGAATCTGTTGTTCTCAGTTGTAATCGGCGACTGTATCAGGTGGCTATGTTGTGCCTTGATTCGAGGCGTACCCATTGCCCGTTGATGTTTACTTCAGCGAACTTGATTCGTGCCGGCGTGAAGAACTGTCCGTTGATGGTGAGGTATTCGACATCATGTGAGTTTGATATAGCGATAGCAAACACTGGTGTAGTGAATGACCATTCTTGATCGCCTGTAACGATTCTTATCGGGTTGATGGGTTGCATGAATTCTGTGCCCATTGTCGGGTTTCCTTTCGTCGGATTAACGGATCATACTCACCAGGTGGTGTGAGATGTCAAGTATCCCCCACAAAACCTCTGTAATCAGTAAGGTTTGCATATGCAACGCCAACTTGGTCGTATCGCTCAGCTGCTTAA